GCGCACCCACCAGCCGAGCGACGGGTCAGTGAGCGGCACCGTGACCCCACCCGGGCTGGTCCAAGTCACCACCGCGCCTGGCAGCGGTGCCGGCGCCGCCGGCGCCTCGGGCGCGGGGAGCCGTTGTAGAACGACGGGCACTAGTAGCCTCCCAACAGTCTCTGTCGGGTACGTTCGGCGCGGATCATCGCCTGTAGGCGGTCGAGCAGCTCGGTCGCGGTGCCGACGAGGTAGTAGGTGTCGCCGCCGCGCGGGCCGAGGATGCGATCTATTTCGTCGAGCGGGATGATGGCCTCGGCCTGCCCGGCCTCGGCGACTCGCACGATCCGCCCCCCTGGCGTGGCAGGCACGATTCCGCCCTGCGCCAGAGCGGGGATCTGGGGCACCTGGAATGTTCTTCCGCCGATTCTGCCGATGCCCGGAATATTAATAGAAGGAATTGTAAAACTGAGTGAATTCCATCGACTGATAACCCAGTTAATCGCCGAGCGGAACGCGTTTTTGATGCCGTCCCACATGCCGGCGGCGGCTTTACGGATCCGCCCGGGCAAATCACGCACGAAACCGACCAACCAGTTGAACCGGTCGCGCACCCAGTTAACGGCGTTACCGACCCAGGTACGGATATTGTCGAAAACGCCGCGCCAAAAGCCGAAGTACTGCTGTACGCGCTCCCACAGCCAACGGGCGAGGGAGGCGACTGTGTTAAACGCTGGCGTAACGACGTTTCGCCACCACCATTGGACGGCGGCGGCGACGATATCGAACGCCTTACGGATACCATCCCACGCCGGCCGAATCGCGTTTTCCCAAAGCCATCTCGCGGCCGCACCAATCGCCTGAAAAGCGGCGTTGACAATTTCCCGGAACGTCTCACTACGTTTATACGCGATCACAATTCCGGCGACGAGCGCGGCAATGGCGGCGACCACCAAGCCAATTGGATTTGCGGTCATCGCGGCGTTGAGCAGCCACTGGACGCCGGCCCATACACGCGTCGCGGCGGATACCGCGACGGTCGCGGCCCGGTAGGCGAGTAGCTGCGCGGCCGCGGCCGCCCACCTGGCGCCCGCAATCGCCCCATTAAGCGCGGCCTGCGCGATCGCGGCCGTGCGGGTCGCAGCCGTGAGCGCGATTGTCCGCGCGCGGCACAGGGCCAGGTAGGCGGCGATCTGCGCGTACTGCGCGGCGTTGACGACTGCGCGCCACGCGGCCTGTGCCGCAGTTGCGGCTTTCGTCGCCGCGGCCACTGCCCGCGCGCGCGTCGCCGTGATCGCCAACCATGCCGCCTTGGCGCGGAGCGCGGCGCCAACGGCCATCGCCCCGATGCGCCACATCGTGTACGCGGCGACGAGGGCGGTTACGACCCCGCGGTTATTCTCCATCCATCCGGCGATAGCCTGCAAAGCCGGCACCAACGCGACCTTAGCGATGACGGCGAGCGCGTCGACGACGTCTAGCAGAGTCTGCCATGTGGTAATGCCGACGGCCCCGGCGGCGGCCGATAGCGCGCTCGCGATGCTGACGAGCGCGGGGCCAGCGTCGCGAGCGGCCGTCGACAAATTCTCCATGATCGAGCGGAGCTTTTCCAGAGTCTCCGTTTTCAGCTGCTGACCCTGCGCCGAATCGAAAAATGCGCGGATTTCGCCGCCGAGCTGTTTCACCTTTTCAAACAAGCGCTCGGCCGCCGGGACAACGACTGTGTTAACCCAATTGCCGAATTGCTCAGCAAATGGCTTGGCCTTTTCTGTCGCGACGTCGAAGAACCCCGTGAGCTCAACGAATACCCGCCGCGCAATCGGGAAGACTCCCTCGAGCAATGCCGCGCCAAAGCGACTCATCGCCGCCTGGAGATTCATAAACGCGCCGCGGGTCGTCTCAGCGGATTTCAGGGCTGCGCCCGCAATATGCGACTCGATCGCATTCCGGAAAATGTTGAAGCTGACTTGCCCCTTGGACACCATGTCAGCAGCCTGCTCAGCCGTGACACCCATCTCCTTAGCGACCATTTGGAGAATGGGCACGCCACGGTCGGCGAGCTGATGCATGTCGCCCATGTAGGCCTTGCCAATTGCCGCGACCTGATTAAAAATTCGGCCGACGTCTCTAAGGTCGGTGCCCGCAATTGATGCGGTATCGGCAACCAGCTTAAGGGTGCGCTCCAAATCGCGGCCCGGCTTAATTCCGGCCGCAACAGCGCTGGCCGCAATCGTTACGGCATCGCCCAGCCCATATGCGGTTCCCCGGACCGAATTAAGGGCATTATTCATGATGAGCTGGACGGTTTCAGCGCTGTGCCCCAGCCCCCTCAATTTGGCGGTGGCGTCCTCAATTTGGGTTAATCTCTGCCAGCCTTTAAATAGCGACATCGATAAAACGCCGCCGGCAGCGGCGCCGACCGCCGCCACGCCGCTCTTAAGCGTCGATCCGAGCGCGGCGACGATTCGATTGCCTGCCGATCGGCCGGCAGATTCGGCCGGGGCATCGATATTTAGCACACGCGCGAGTTGCCCTTGGATACCGCGCGCAGACGGGACGATCGATACGTAGGCGGTCGCCAATTCGACGGCCATGATCGCCCCCTCTCTTAAATGCTGTGGCCACGGGCGCGCAGCGCCGCCCGGACGACGTGCTGTGGCAGATTTGTGCGGCCGATGCGCGATGGCTGCGGCGCGTTAGGACGCGGATACGGCTTCGGCCGCCGCCCGCGCCCCGTGTTAACGGCAACGAGCAAATCGAAAATGTCGGCGAGGATCCATGCTTCGGGAGACCATGGCCTCCTCCATCCCGCGACGGCCGCGCCGAGCTGAGATGAGCCGTCGGAAATCAGTGTGCGGGTCAGTGACCACGCCTCCCGCCAGCTCATCTCATCCGTGCCGATCACATCAGCCGACAGACCGAAGCGGGTCCGCCAGTCGTAGTCGAACGCCTCGCGGTGCTCCTCGATCAGCTCGAGGAGCTGCCGGATTCCCCCAGGGTCACTCCGGCGTGCGCCTGCCAATCGGACATTATCTTTCCAAACTCGTCCGGGGTCATTTCATCGATTACAGCTAGCACTTCCGGCGACGCGACCGTTTCGAGAATAGTGAATGTCGCGTCGGCGTCATCGAGTTTGCGCACCCGGCGAAACAAGCCCATCGGCCAATTCCCGAACTTCGGGAGCGTATACGTCTTTCCATTCCATTCGAAGGTGAATACGTCATCCTCGGCCAGTGCCTTGTTTCCCTGCGTTTTCTTGACGGTCATGATCTCCCCTAGTGCGGCATCAGGATTGCGCGGAAATGCGTTGGACGCGGGGGCGAGGTCCGCGCACCCTACCCCCGCGCGCCTATCAAACCTCAGCCAACGACGAATACCACTTTTTCACAGAGGCCGGCCGCCCTTCCGGGGTCAAGATCTTAGTCGATGGGTAGGCGGTGATGGTCACCTCGTATCCGATGGGCTCCCCGCTGGCGTACACCTGCTCGCCGACCTCGGTCACCTCACCTTCGGGAATGTACGCTCGAATAAAATCGTTCCCGTCGATCACGTCAAGGACATACGATTGGCGGCCGCCGGTTTCCGACGGGATGATCATTATCGAACCGTCAGGTTGGACCTTTGTGGCGTAGTAAAGCTCGACGGTTTCCTTCTTTGTTTCGATCAGCCGAAACGTGTAGGTAATACTCGCCTCGGTGACGACCGATCGGACGACCGCCGCATTCTGCCAGGCTCGCAGTTGCTCGATCGAGCGGTCCCGCGTCTCGGTTACGCCGTCCTCATGCACGTAGCCGAGATCGCTAAAGTCAGTGAGTGGAGAAACAGCGTCAGTCGGCGCGGTAGCCGACGTGTCGCCGACGGACACAGCGCCGGTAACCGCGACCCGAACATTGTCAGCATTGAGCGCCATAGGTACCCCTCCAAAACCGATTAGTGGTAGCCGCCGGCGCGGATCGGCGGAGACTTGCTAAACGGTCTTGCCGCGTATAAGAACCTGTAACTCGCAGACGTAACGCGGCTGGCCAGAGACGGGATCCGGCAGGTTGCCAGGCCCGCCGATCTCGGTAACGCGATAAACGGTGTGCCCGTCGATGACCCGTCCGGGCAGCCGGTACAAGAGCGCGGAGCGCACCGCCTGCGCCAGATCATGGGCGTCAGCGTCAGTCTCGCCCCATGCCTCTACGCCAATTTGCGGCGCGTCGACGACAGTGTGCGCGCGCGGCCCGCCGTGGCGACGGATCGTCACGAACCGCGGCGGCCGCGGGTTGGGCACCCTGTTACTGACCGGCGCGTCGATCTCGCCACGGAGCCAGTCCGTCAGCAGCCTCTCGGCGTCGCCGAACAGCACCACGTCAGACACGGTCACCTTCGCCCGGCGTCGAGCGCCCGAGTCAGCGCGCGATGCGTTGCCTCAGCCTCACGGGCTCTGGCCGTGGCCGTGATGACGCTTGCGCGTGCTCGGCCGGCGCCGACCATCGCCGATGCCTCCATCCCGTCCCCCGCACGCTGCGCGATCGCCTCAGCTCGCCGCCGCATATCGCGCAGCACCTCAGGCGACCTAAGCAGCTCCCGGACGCCCCTGCGATTGAGCACGATCCGACTCCTCCGAGCCACCTCTACCCCTCCACCTGTCGGACCTCGACGACGACGCCCGCCGCCCAGCCTGTGAGCGGCGAGATCCACACCTGTGGCTCGCCCTCGACCTCCCATGTGCGCCCACGGACCTCTAACCGATCGCTCGGGAGCACATCGACGCCGGGCGGGCCGTAGAGGGTGAGGCCGGTGATGACGGCGTCGCGGCCGGCCTCGCGCGGCTCGGTGGAGGTCCGGGGCGCCACACCCCATCGACCCATAGGGGTACGCTCGGCGCGCGCCCAGTCCCGGATTTGGTTGCCGTAGCGGTCAGTGGCGATCGGGGCTCGAATGCGGGTCACAGGCTCGCCATACGGGTATCCCACCATCGTTGCCTATTCCGCGTAGATCGGCTCGCCGGCGATATCTGCCCCGCACGAACAATAATTCGCGCCGAAATGAAGGGAGCAGATCGGCGAGTGATACGGCATCGATCCTGGCGCGGTGTCGATCGCGAATACGACACGTTGCCCCGTCGTACGGCATAGGGCTTGCAGCGAGTCGATCTCG